TGAGATTACCAATGCAGTCAAGGATGTTCTGAAGAAGTGCATCATGACTCGTGGTATCAAAGTTGATAGTTTGCCTACGTTTGACATTGAATATATCTTCTTGAATATTCGTGCTAAGTCAATCGGTGAATCTATCAAGGTGGTCGTTAAGTGTCCTGATGATGGTGTCACTGAGGTTCCTGTCACCATCTATGTTGATGAGATTGAAGTATCAAGACCTGAAGGACATACAACTGATATTGTTCTTGACAAGACAATGACTTTGAGAATGAAGTATCCGTCTTTGAGTCAATTCATTGAAAGTAATTTCGATGTGTCCATGACACCCGAAGAGACTGTTGAGAAGACTTTTAAGGTGATTGCAGATTGCATGGATACAGTCTTTACCGCAGAGGATGCATGGGAAGCTAAAGACTATACTGCAAAGGAAAGACTTGCATTCATCGAACAACTGAACTCAAAACAATATAAGGATGTTGAGAGGTTCTTCTCAACGATGCCGAAACTTTCTCACTCTGTTGAGGTAGAAAATCCCAACACTGGTGTCAAGAATACTGTTGTACTTGAGGGTTTGGCTGATTTTTTCGCGTAAGTATTGCACGAGAAGACTTGGAATCTTACTATAAGATTAACTTTTCTCTCATGCAATACCATAAATACTCTTTGACAGAGATTGAAAATATGATCCCCTGGGAAAGGGAAATCTATCTTGCATTACTCAAGGATCATATCGAAACCGAAAATCTTAAACGACAACAAAGAGAAGGAAAAATGAATGGCTAAGATAACTGTTGCTAAATTATTTGAAACAGTTGCTGAGGTTGATAAAAGATCTCAGGTTGCTTTGATGCAGTCTGAAGATAGCATTCAAATTTCTGAGAAGACAAGAACAGATTTAGAAAGACTTATTGCGACACTGAGAACAGACTTTACTGATATTGAACAAACGCAAGAGATTATAAGAGCTGACAAGGAAGAAGACAATACCATCACCAGTTCATTCTTTGAACTTCAGAAGAGTTTTGATGGTTTGGTAGGAACCGTTGACATTCTTCGCACAGACCTTGACAACCTGTATCAGGCGTTCTATACTTCACAGATTGTGAGACAAGAACAACTGGAGAAAGAGGAGGATGCAGTCTTTAAAGAACAGGACGATCTTCAGAAAAAACGAGGTGAAAAAAAAGAAGGGAGAGGTGTTCTGTCTAACATGATCAAGGGTAAAAAAGACCCAAATCAAATTCAACAAGATAGGAAAAAACAGGTGAAATCTTTGACTAAAAGTGTTTTGAGAACCCTTGGACTTGGTGCCTTAGCGGGTGCCGCTATGGGATTTGGTTCTGATTTAGTTGCTGGTAATGTTAGAGAAGTTGTCACTGATAGTGCTGGAAACGTTGTTACTGATGGTGCTGGAAACCCATCTGCTCCAGGAAATGAAGTGCCTGGTTATTTTGGACCACCAACACCTCTAACACCTGGTGATGCATTCTCTCGGGCAAGAGCACTCATTATTGAAAAAGAAAGTTTTGAAGAGATGCCTTATTGGGATGTGAATGCATATCGTGCTGGATATGGTAGTGACACATATACCACTGAGAGTGGAGAAGTAAAACGAGTTGTTGAGGGTCAAAAAGTTAGTAGAGAAGATGCTGATCGTGATATTGATAGAAGAATTAGAACTGAGTTTATGCCTGGCGCAAGGAATGCAATTGGTCCTGAAATCTTTGATAAACTTCCAATAGATGCGCAAGCAGCACTCACATCAATTACATATAACTATGGTGCTGCTGGAATGATGCCTGGTGGGGGTGCTGCTTCTGTAGCACAGGCTGCTAAAAGTTCAAATGGTGACTTGGAATCAATTGCTAAAGCAGTTGAAGGTCTTAAAAACCAGGATAAAGGTATTAACGCTGGTCGTAGACAACATGAAGCAGATTTGATTAGAAATTCTAGAAAACCAATAACTGCACCTGAACAGATGATGAACGGTGGTCTTGTTCCTGAATTGCAATCACTATCTGGACCACAATCATCAATAAATCCAGATGAGACTTCTAAGGAAGTTGGTGTGTCGGGATTACAAAGTCAAGAGGAAACAAATACATCTTTTAATTTCTTTTCTGATCGGGGTAAAGATAAATTATATACTCCATCGAATTTTCTTAGAGCATCATATACTTCATCTGAAGAGGGCAAAGATATTGCATCCTTACAATCAAACAGATCTCCTAACGTATCCGTTGTGAATTTGACACAAGGAATGGATGGCGGAACTCAGACTCAACAATCAAGGGGAACTGCAAGATCAAGCGTCACTGCATTATCGAATACTACAAATTCGGCTCCTGTATCATTGATGATTCGAAATACTTTTTTAACATAATATGTCAGTCATTACTAAGGACAGTCTGCCAGTAAGTCAGATCACATCAAGTATTAGTGATTCTCTCATTAGAGTAAAGATGAGCAATTCATCTAACAAATCTCTATTGAGATCCACACTTGCATTGTCTCAGAGACTCGATGAAAAAGAATCTGTTCTTGGTAATGAGAGAAGAAAGATAGATGCAGAGAAACTTGCTGCACAAGATCAAGAACAGATCATGGTTGATGATGGATATCAACAAGGTCTTAGTGAAGGATTTATATCAGGTTTTACTGTAGGAATCAAGAAAGGCGTGGAAGTTGGTCAAAACAATATCTATGATCAAATATCGAAAATACCTGGAGTAAAAAATATTTTAGATTCACTCAAGCCCAAAAAGATGAATGTGGGTGGTGTCGTCCCTGGTTATGGAGACCAGGATACTGTTCCTACAATGTTGACTCCTGGTGAATTTGTTATTAGAAAAGAAGTTGTAGAAAAAGTTGGAGTCGATAATCTGAAAGTAGTCAACGACATGGATGATAAGATTACTCCGATGGATATTAGTGAAGATACAGACTCTGGTACGAATGAGATTCTCGTTGTAAATAGAACTAATGTAGTAACACAATCTGTGGTAAATAATAGTGGCGGTGGAGTTGTCCCTG